TGTTTTTTCCGTGGTCTGCTGGGGATCGGGATGATGACTGGTATGAGGTGAAGGCGCGGACCACACCGTTGTGGCAGTTGCATCAGGAGTACCCTAGGTCGCCGGAGGAGGCGTTTATCAAGTCGGGTAACCCTGTGTTTTCGGTGGAGTTGTTGGAACAGTTTGAGTTGGTTGCTCCGGATGTCGGAGATTTTGTGTTTGATGATTCGTCGTCGGGTTTTGTTGTGGCTGAGTCGGGGCCGTTTAGTTTGTGGGAGGAACCCCAGTTTGAATCGGTGTATGTGATTGGTGCTGATGTTGCTGAGGGTTTGTCGTATGGTGACTATAGTTCGGCGCATGTGATTGATGCTTCGTCTGGTCGTGTGGTTGCTCATTGGCATGGCCATATTGAACCTGATTTGTTTGGTTTGTTGTTGGCGGAGTTGGGTTGGTGGTTTAATAATGCGTTGGTTGGTGTTGAAAACAACAACCATGGTTTGACAACGTTGAAAGCGATGCAGCGTGCAGGTTATTCTAATTTGTATCGGCATCGTCGTATTGCTCAGGTGCGTGCTGCTCAGACTGATGTGTTGGGTTGGCGTACTAGTTCTACGTCTAAGCCGTTGATGATTGATGAGTTGGGTGCGGCGTTGCGTGATGGTGTGTTGGATGTGGGTTGTGAGTTCACTATTGCAGAGTTACGAACGTTTGTTCGTAAACAGAATGGTAAGATGTCTGGTTCTCCGCATGATGACCGTGTGATATCGTTGGCGATATCTAATCAGATGTTGAAGTATGTGTGGTTGCCGGAGTATGATGCGGGTACTCCGATGCCTACGAATAGTTTGGTGTGGTGGGAACAGTTTTTGATGACGGATGACGGCCCTAGCGGTGTTCCGCAAGGGGCGTTTAACGTCAGGAAACATTCTAATATTCGTTAAAACGTTTCTGTTTGTTTCTGGTTTGTTTCTAGAACGCTAGGGTTTATTGTGATGGGTAGTTTAATTTGTGAGAAGTGCGGCAAAACGTTTCATTTTGATGTGATTCCGCGTCGTGGCGCTATTTGTTTTGGTTGCCATGTGAAATCTGTGAATATTGGTTTCACGTATGGTCGTGATAATTTTCATGGCCCCACCATTAAGGAACGTGAAAGAGAAATTTTAGGGAACGCTAAGCAGAACGGTGTTGAACCGGAGTTTGTGGGGAACAAGTGATCTAGATGCCTGCATGGTTGCAAATTGTGATAGCGGTTCTTGCCCCTAGCGGGGTGTTGGTCACGTTGATTGAACGGACACGCCGGGAAAATAACAGGGATCATAACCGTAACAGCAGTTTGTTGCAACAGATTGATGGTAAGGTTGATAAGATTGACGGCAGGTTAGATCGCCATATTGATTGGCACGCACATAAGGAGAACCATAATGATTGATTACCGTGAGGCGTTCCGCCGTTCGGTCGCTACGTTTGTTGCGGGGGCAACGGCTTCACCGTTGACCGCCGCCGTGTTCGACGTATCTTTTTTTAAGGCGGCTGGTGTTGCCGGTTTGATCGCGGTGTGGAACTGGTTGGGCCGTGTCGCAGAAGCATGGGTTAAGTCCTGATGGCACGCCCTTCTAACAGCGATCTGCTTGCACGTTACCGCAAGAAAATTACTTTATCTAAGCGGTGGCGGCGTGAGGAAACGTATGATGATACGTGGCGTCGTTTGAACGACTTGTATCGTGGACGCCATTTCGATTATTTCGCTGAGGAAGATCGCGTGTTGGTCAACCTTGCGTTTTCTACGATTAACGTTATCGCTCCGTCTATTGCGGTGAATTATCCGAAGGTTACGGTGAACGCTGTGAATCCGGATAACGCACCGAACGCTGTGATTGCGGAAGCGGTTGTTAACTATTGGTGGCGTAACCGTAACTTTAAAGATCATTTCCGTCGGGCCGTTAAAGATTTTCTGATTTTTGGTCACGGCTGGTTGAAGGTCGGTTACCGGTACGTTGAAGAAGATCGTGTCGGTCAGGACGAAGATATTTCTGATCCTGCTGTGGACGCTAACGTGACCCAGACGAACACTATTATTTTGCAGGATGAACCGTTTGTCGAACGGGTTTCCCCGTTCGACGTTTTTGTTGACCCTGATGCTACGAATATGGATAACGCCAAGTGGGTGTGTCACCGTGTTCGTCGCCCAATCAGCGACGTTAAGTCCGATAAACGTTATGCTCCTAGTGTGCGGTCCACAGTTGAAGCGGTGACGTATGGCCGGTACACGGATGATCCTACTTCTAAGAAGGTGTATGATAAGGATGAGGGTTATGCGGATGTGTACGAGTTTTATGATTTGCGTAACAACACGGTGTCGGTGTTTGCTGAGGGTGGCGACGGTTTTCTGATTAAGCCGAAGGAAATGCCGTATTCGTTTGGTCATCCTTTTGTGATGTTGCGTAATTATGATGTGCCTGACGAGTTTTATCCGATTGGCGAGTTGGAGGCTATTGAGCCTTTGCAGCGGGAGTTGAACGCGACTCGTACTCAGATGATGAATCATCGTAAACGGTATGCGCGTAAGTATTTGTTCCGTGACGCTAATTTTGATTCTAATGGTCGTTCGGCTTTGGAATCGGATGATGATAATGTGATGGTTCCGGTTCAGGGTGATGTGCCGTTGGGTGATGTTGTTGCCCCGTTCCCGGCGTTGATTAATCCGCCGGAGTTTTATAATCAGTCGGCGTTGATCCGTCAGGATATTGAACTTGTGTCGGGTGTCACAGAGTTTATGCGCGGCGGTGTGTCGGAGGTTCGTCGCACTGCTACCGAGGCCGCGTTGATTCAGGATGCGCAGAACGCACGTACTGCCGATAAGTTGGCTGTGGTTGAGAAGGCTACGGCTGAGGTTGGTCGTCGTGTGTTGCAGTTGGCTCAGCAGTATATGACTGGTGAGCAGGTTGCGCGTGTGATGGCTCGTGATGGTCAGCCGATGTGGGTCACGTTTGATCGTGATTATATTGCCGGTGAGTTTGATTTTGAGGTTGCGGCGGGTTCGACGCAGCCGAATAATGAAGCGTTCCGTCGTCAATCTGCTTTGCAGTTGGTGGATGCGATGGCACCGTTTGTTTCTGCTGGTGTTGTGGATGTGCAAAAGTTGGGTGCTTATGTTCTTCAATATGGTTTCGGGGTTAAGAACCCCGAAATGTTTATGGTGGAACCTGAGCCTGAACCGATGCCGCAGCAGCCCACAGCGGAGATGATGCCTCCTGTTCCGGGTGGTGTCGGGCCGGGGGTTGATCCGGCTATGTTGGCGATGTTGGCTGGCCAGCAGGGCGGTCAGCCTCCGTTGCCGCCGATCTGATTTAAATATTTTATTTATTTTAGAACGCCGTATAGTATATATAGAGCAACCGTTTGGACTCTAGTTTAGGAGGGCGTAATGCCTAGCGAAGATATTAATGTTCCTGTTGTGGATAATCCTGCCGGTGATATGGGGGATACCGAAACGGTGGGGACGGGCGGGGATCAGCCCGCTGCTGAGTATGAGTATGTTGATACGTCAGAGTTTGCTGATAAGTATGTGAAAGTTAAGGTGGACGGCGAAGAAGTTGATGTGCCGTTCAACGAAGCAATCCAAGGTTATCAGCGTCAGGCGGATTACACACGTAAAACTCAGGAGTTGGCTTCTCAACGTGAGCAGTTGCAGTTTGCACAAACTTTGCAAACAGCGTTGGAAAATAATCCGCAGCAAACTTTGGAAGTGTTGTCTCGGCATTACGGTGTTGAAACAGCGCAACGAATGGTTGCGGATGCACAATCTAATGCGAATACTGGTGTAACTAATGTTGCTCCGGAACCTGAGTTCGATGATCCGTTGGAACGTCGTGTTTGGGAAATGGATCAACGTATTCAACAGTATGAACAGGAACGTGCTACTGACCAATTGCAACGTGAGATTTCCCGTTTGCAGTCAACTTATGATGATTTTGTGCCGCAGGAAGTGGTGCGTGAAGCGTTGCGACGCGGAACCACCGATCTGGAAGGGACATACAAGCAGATTGCTTTCGACAAGTTACGGCAACGGCTGGCCACACAGGAAGAAGCACGGAATGTGGTTGC